CCTGCGGAGTCAGCTGTTTTACGATAAGGTAATTTTAAACCACCATAGATTGATTCTTCTGGGTATCTAACTACCTGTTTCTCCCAGTCCTGTACGAACTGGTCAAACGATACTTTCTCAAACTCTGCAACTTTCATTAATCCGCTTTCTGTTAATAATCCCATATATGTATTTCCTTTCCATTTTCTTTGTGCAATTTTCACAAAATTTAATATTTCGTCATCATGGTATGTAAACTATCGTTCACTAAGCATCAGAGGTAATCCGACTTCATTATAGTAAGAATCCTCAAAAGTCATTTCTGGTTCGTCTTTGTACTGTTCTTTTAATTTTTCAATCAATAACTTCTGCTGTTTTTTCACTTCATCTTCAGTACCATGTACAATTAAAGTCACATTGCCGTCATATACACCGTCATTAAATGTTTCAACTTCAATCATGTATAACTGACGATCTGTGTTAAGACTTGACTTTTTAGCCGCCAGATACAGATAATCTTTTGGCAATTTATATTTCTTGAGCAGCTTGTCCACATCTTTAATGAAATCAAGTTTGCGTTTCACTTCTTTAATCTGCTTCTCTAAGTCTGTGTTTCTTACGTTTCTTTTATCGTTTTCAGCCATCATTACATTATTTGTACTCATAGTAAATTCTCCTTGCGTAGTTCATTTTCTGTGTATCGGCAATATTCAGCCCATAATCCTTTGGCATGAATATAGTTCTTGCCTTTTAATCCCATCTTCTTCTGTTCGGCTTTCAAGTCTTGGAATGTAAACTTGCGTGAACATATCTTTTTTGTCATAAAACTTTTTGCAATATGACCTACCTTATACATATCCTCACGCTTCAAATTTGCAGTTAATTTCTTGTAGGCACTTAATTCCTCATCTGGAATTTTATAAGGTGTTTTTGGCAAGTTTTTCGGTGAAAAAGGTGAGATATATTTGTAAGTTCCATCATCACAGATTCTACTCTTTTGTGCCTTCAGCAACTCGGCAACAGTATCCAGATGTTTCACATCAAATCTAAACAACACTTCTTTATCAGTTTCTTCTATATAATATGGAATATCTTCGTCTATCTCTCGAATTGCCTTTATAACGTTATGTCCTCTCATCAGTGAAGGGATATAAGCTACAAGGGTATATTCGCCTCTATGCTTACCTTTTCCGTAGTAATATATCTGATTACCAAATGAGCATTTTATGTACAAATCATCAAAGCTAGGATCTATTAATCCTGCATCAGTTCTAGGGAAATCATTAGTATCCATGTTATATGCTGCCACAACACGATATTTCCCAAAATATTCTTTACGCTGTAAGAAATTAGCCGTAGTAATTCACTCCTTATTTAGTTGATTTTGATTTAGTTGTCTTAGGTGTAATACCTGTTGGTGGTGAATCATTTGTGTTTTTGTATACATCACGCACCATCTTCTGAATTGTTCGCAGACTCAAGCCATATGAGAGCTGCAACTCAATAACCGCTTTGGAAAGTTCTTCCATTACTCTTCGTCCTCCTCGCCTGTAATAATGTCATCATTATCTTCATCAGATTTATCGTCTAATTCATCGATCTCATCATCAATTTCTTCTCGTTCCTGTTCTAGAAATTCAATCTTTTCTTCATTGTCATCAATCAATTCCTGAAGCCTAGCAATGTCAAGTTTACGGATAAGGAATCCGCCTGCTACCATCGCACCAAGAAATGTGCCAATGGCAACAGTTCCAAAATTGCAAAGCATAAACTGCCATAAGTGTAATTTAATCATCTGTATCCTCCTCGTCATCTGGGTAATTTTGTAGTTCAAACTCTTCCTCTAACTCAAACTGCTCAGAATCGTAATAACACGGATTGTTTAACTGAGCGTCTGGGTTAGGTGGGTTATAGATCAAATTCATTATCAAAGCCTCTCTTAGCTTTTAAAGCTTCAGATAAACCTTTCTCTCTCTTTGAAGCAACTGAATCAGCGATATGCAGAGACCATAAATTCTCATATTTTTTATGTCCCATGATTTTAATCCATTTATTATCGCATTCGGAGATTGGCTTCCATTGGAACGGTAACATGTGGTAATTAATATAGAAAGCAATGTCTCCTATATTATGATTCACAAATAAACAATGCTGATTTGCAACCTCATAGACCAACATCATATATGCCCCAATATTTTCGTGTCCGTAATAGTGTGCCACACCATCTTCATCGAATGTCTGAGTATATAATTTACCCATATCATGATATTTTGTAGCCACTAACACTGAATAATCGTTATGAATCTTTTTTGAAAAATCGTAAGCATCCGTCATATGTTTGCCAAGAGACTCCATATGATACGGATTCTTCTGGTCAAAGTCGTTATACTCTTCTGGAACCCATTTGTTTTCAATCTTAAAAATGTATCTGTTTATATCGGTTATATGATCAACAAATTCAATCTTATCCCATCCTTCTTCAAGGAATGGAATCTGGAATTTTCTTGCCTGTTTGTCAATTACATATCCTGGAACTGGATGTTCTCTGTCGATATTGTCTTTCTTACACTCATCAATCGGCTTTACGATAACCACGCAAACTTTCTCGCAATCAATTCCTTTGATGACATTGAGAATGGATCTTCTGGATTCCATAGTAATATTCGTTGCTTCTGCAAATACGTCCATACCATTTTTAAGGTTACTTCGAATTAAATTATGGAATTTCTGAAATACAACACCATTCATAGACTGATCTTCAACAGAACCACAAATTTCTTTTCTTAAATTGTCAGTAGACAAAACTACCGACTTATCCTCTTCCCTAATGTCTTCTTTGATCCATGTTATATTTTCTATATATTGGGACTTACCAGATGCTGATAAGCCACACAATAATGTAAGTCTTGGTTTTCTTTCGCTCATAATTCTCCTTTATTCTTCCTGATCTTGATGTTTTAGCAGATATTCTCTGCTAACATTTTTAAAACTCTGCTGTCCTGACATATCTCTGTATACAAATCCTTCTCTTTTAACTTTTGGATTGACAATACTGAATCCGTCAGCCTGAAGTTTAATCTCTTCCATTGTATCTGGCGTTTTGTAGTGTTCATTGATAATTGGCACATGTTCTAAGTTGTTATCATCACAGAATTTTGCCATTTCCTGTGTACTTTTACGAATTCCTTCAACTACCAAATTGAATACGAATAAACGATTCTCTTTAAATTTGTAAGGATTTCCTTGTACATTACCTGTACCTTCGCCCTGTAAAACAACACGATCATATTTATTTGCAATGGCATAATCAGTTAAAACTTTTTCAATATTATATTTATCGGCAAGTTCCCAGTAAATATTAGAATCATGGTGACATTTCTGATCTCTGTCAGCTTGTCTAACATTTCTACTGCATACAATAAAGTCAAATTTTATTTCTTATATTCAAGTGTCATTTTGTGATGTTCACTAAAACAAATTGTTTGATATCTTAATGTTCCAATCATACTGATGTACGACCCTTCATATGGTTTAGTTACGGTTTGTTCCATGTCAACCCTATTGTGACCTGCATTTGAAAGAAAAGTATTGAGTAAACCATTTCTTTTAGCACACTTGTTGCACAAACACAAATGTTTGATTGTGACATCATCTGGATTTTCTGGAGTATATCTACTTGTGTATTTGTTTGGTTGGGCAAAAGGCAATACGACATCATAATGCTCACTAGGGCATTCAACCCCACAAAAGTCGCAATAGTATTCTTCAATGGTTTTTGTTGTCTTCACATTTTCTCCTTTCTGTGCTATAATAAATTTGCACATAAATCAACTTAGTTAGTTTGGAAACGGTGTAATTTTGTATACGAGATACCACTTCTTAATTGAGGTGATATCTTTTTTTGTACACAAAACATTTATTTTATGAATCCTGTTTTACTGGAACCCATTCTGTAACAGGAACCATTTTCTCTACTTTTTTAACTTCATAGGGTTGATTGTAAAACATGCTTGGCTGCATCTCTGTTAATCCCTTTTGCCAATTAACGGCATAATACTGATCGTGTAATTTAACAATTGATTTTGTGTCTACAGTCCATCTTCCTCTACCACCTTCAACTTCTTTGATAGAATATTCAGCTGCCAGTTCACTTAACTCATCTTCTGTTAAATCAATTCCTTCCTTGATTTTGTCGTACATGATGTCTTCGAAATTTTCATAATAATAATCTTTGTCATCCCATTTTGTTTTATCTGTAATCATTCTTCCGTCTCCTTTTGTCAAATAATTATGATTGATCCATTTCTTTAACTTATCATTTGCATTCATGAGTCTACTTTCTCTACTAGTACATCTGATCTAAATGTACATACTGGACGAATGTTAAAAGACTCCGCACAATAACATTGTTTGACAACTCCACATATATCAACAGCACAAATAGCTGAACGATTTTCTTCTGATACGGCAGTTAATAATACCCATTCAATATGACCTGGAAATTTTGTTGGATACTCTAAGTATTCTCTGTATAGTCTATATTCATCTAAAGTCAGTAAAGAAACTTTATCACTGCTTGCTTCATTTGCCATTGTTCCATCAAGTGCCATCAAGTCACGTTCCATATATTGCAACGCATCATGAGAATCAAGCCGACCTTCAATTTCATATCGCATAGATTCTAGGTCTTGACGAAGACTACTAGATTTCCAGTTATTGCAATGTTTATCAAATGGCTTTGTATTATCCAAAAAATCTTTCATGATACAGAAACAAGTTTGAGACCACATAGTCTGATTTAACACGATCCATTCATACCCTGCTACCTTAAAGGCATCACCAACATTTAATGTTTGAAGCTCTACTTTTTCTGAGGGACAATCATTTTCTTCCGACTTCATCATGCCTTTATCTTCAATTACTTTTACGACCGCCCTGGCAATGTCATAAATATCTTCTTTATCTAACGTCAAGTTTTCTCTCCTTTATATCATAATTTTATGACCACACTGTGGGCAGTGAATGAATTCCACATACCCTCCACAATAGCCGTATCCGACAAGTTCAGATTTAATATCAGATTCATCGAATCTTAATTTGGCGCCACATCCATTGCACTTCACTTTGCGTTTAGTTCCATCTTTCAAAATCTTAATCATCTTTCTCTACCTCGACTTCGATTGGATGTTTGCACTGTGGACAGATGATATAGTTTGGTGGGTATACTGGTTTGAGAGTTCTGAAATCAATCGTACGCTTTGGTTTATCTTTAATATCACTTTTCTCGTAACTCAACTCCGCACCACAATTTTCACAAGTGCATTGTTTTCGTGTTCCTCTTTCTAAAATTTCAATCATTGGTCTCACCTTCCCTTCATATTTGGCATACTCCATCATCAACATTCTCAATTGTAATTTTTGATACGTAAGTAATTGAATGCCAAAATATTCTTCAATAAAAGCAACTATATCCATAAATACAACTACCTTTCCTTGATTTTCTTCATTTTTCTCAAATTTCCTAAAATCGCATCGACCAAAACCCTTGTAAAATAAGGGTTTCTTGACGGTCAATTTTGCGATAAAATATTTCTTTTATCTAAATTTATTGTCGTCAAAATCGTAGTAAACTCAACGATTTTTAGCATCATGTATTTTGATCTTTTCGCAAAAAGTTGAATATTGCTTTAATTAGCTTATTTTTTGCCTAAAAACATGCCACAAATGGCTATTTTACGTTACCATATTTTGTAAATTTACCATTAAGATAAAACAACCATTTTATTTACTCTTTTTAGGAACCCATACAACTACATGAATCGTTTTATCATATTCATGTTTCTCAACTTCTTCTGGCTGATCGTAAAATTCATTTTCCTGATATTCTGTTAATCCTTCTTCCCAATAAATACTGAAATATCTTCCACATAAACAAACAATACTCTCCACATCTCTTGTCCACCTACGGTTTTCTCTGTATTTACGTTCAATCTCATAGTCACAAATGAGATCACTAAGCTCACTTTCGCTTAATTCTTCTCCTGAATCAATTTTTTCTAAAAATTCTTTTTCGTATGTATCGTATGTTTTACTCATTTATTTAAACCTCCTTCAGCAATCTGAGTCTTCCTCAACCATATATACTTCGAATCCTAACTCAGTTAAAAATTCTGCAAAATCATTAACATCTAACCTATGATTTTCTATTTTGGTATCGTTTATTTCAATTGATTGCCAGTCGTCAGACCTAATGATCGTAATTGTAATTGTATGTTCTGGCTTAGTATCCGTATTTTCATCTACATTCTCCTCTACATACATATCAAAGTCTTCGCATAAAGCACATTCCATAGAACTGTACCTATATTCACAACTTTTGCATTGTTCATAGAGATTTTCCAAATCTTTTTCCATAGCTTTATTTATTTTCTTTTATCCCTTCCTCACAAATATCTACTATATGTTCACATAATTCCTTTGGATACATTGATCTTTCTCTTGCTCCTTTGAGTGCCTGAGTTCCATATTTATTGGAACCTCTCGGAGCAGGCGGATGGCAAGGCGAACCATTTTTACACATAGGTTTAAACTTTGGATTAGGATGATTTGTCCAGATGTCTGTGGGTTTCATTCTACGTTTCTCCAAAGGTTCATTCTGCATATATTGACAATATGTAATTGTGTATCTTGGTATGTCTTGCATGAATGACATCTTTCTTAATCCTGCTCTTGGGTTCTCCCAAAAATAATATTTTGGATTTAATTCTTTAACTAACTGCTTTACATGAATATTCATATTGTCACAAAATTTAGCATAATCACTTACGGGATCAAGGTTACCGGTTTCTGGGTTCTTTCTTCTATGGTGTGAAATTGCTGCGATAGAGTATGAAGTGCAATCAGTACCAATCCATACCACATCTGGATGTCCAAATCTTTCAAGAATATCCTGCACCGTAATTTTACTTATGTCTGTATGCCATGAACTTGGAAATTGTTCGTCCCAGTCAATTGTGTAACATTCATGTCCTCTTGCTCTAAATGCATTGCTAATACATTCAGTTCCGCTAAATAATTCTAAAACTTTTATAATCTCTCACCGTATAGTGGTGATCACCTTAACTCCAGAGACTATATTTCCCTTTCATTAAATATGTTTTTTATGTAGATCTACTTATATTAAATAATCATCAATATTTTTATAGTCTTAAATCACTAAGACTTTCAGAAATTGTAAAATCTTTCAAATATGTTTCACAAAAATCGGTTATATTACAACGATTTTAGCTGTACCGATAAAAAACATATTTGGATCAGATTACCCATCAATCTTTATAAAATTTAAAATATGTGCAATTACATCAACCGTCCATCCATCTCCAAGTACATCTGCTGCCTCTTGTTCGGACAAATTTTTAATATACTCAATTGGAACAGATTGTAATTTTGCTCTTTCTTCTTTCCATAAATATCGAGCCTTGTCAAAATCATTTCCAGCATAATTGTCGTAATATTTTGCAGCTGATTTTCTGCCATCTAAAATCTCTTTTGTAATACTCACGCAATTTTCGAAGTATTCTCTAGATGGAAACACCATTGTTCCAAATGATTTATAATAAAATCTATGAAATCGTTTAATTGGCGTCCAATTACATCCGTTATAATATCCATGTGAATCGTTTTTACATAAGCACCTTCCTTTGTTGCATGGCGTGTACCCATTAATTAGTATGTCTTGTAAACTAATATTTTTATCTTCTGGAATTGTTACATTTGGAATATTTGTCCAATAATACCTATCTCTTAATTGTGCAGTTACCAAAGAAGAATTAATTCTAATTGGTTGAACGCCCAATAACTCGCTGATAATTGCTTCATCAGATGCCTTCATAACTACGTTTTCCATGAGAAAATATCTAGGATTAACTTCTTTCAATATTCTATAGCACTCATAAAATAAACCAGATCTTTCTTTGTCATCTAAGCCAATTTTACGTTTTGTGATCATAGCCCTAGAAAAACTTTGACAAGGGCTGCCAAACATAACAATGTCAATATCTGTTTTGTAGTCACCGTTTTCTGTATACAACACTCCATCTTTATATGTAACCTTATTAACGTCACCAATATGGATTGTTCCTGGGTAATTTTCTTTTGTAACTTTAATGGCAATCTCTTTAATTTCTGCCGCAAAGTATTTGTTAACTTTGATTCCTGCTTTATCTAAAGCAATATGTCCACAAGACATTCCGTCACATAGACTTAATACGTTTATACCTGAAGTTTTGTTTTTATTACCTGTCATTTAAACCTTATATTTACAAGGCAGCGCGCTGCGTTTTACCTAGGATTACTCGATAAAACCTTTCTTATGTATTTGTTTTTGTATTGTTTTACCTACAAAAATTGAAATGTAGATAAAAACAAAATTTTAAAGTCATCATATGGAAGAAATAAGACATGCCTAATCTATAGATATTTCTCCTCGAATAGTCATCAGAAATGTAACTAGAAATGTTACATTATTATATATTTATTAGTATTACGGCAACTCCTAAAACAAAGAATCCAATTAAGTATGCCAATACTGCTGATTTAAACCAGAAAGAGACATGCTTGTCAATCTCTTTCCCATGCTTGAAGAATAAAATATTACATATAGTTGCTGAAATGACGCACCAGCCAATCAGCACCCATTCAATTATGCTCAGTACCATAATTATTACTTTTAAGATTCTCTTACACCAACCTTTCTTAACATTTGATCAAAAACAGAGAGATAATTGACATATACATGAAACTCAAATACCAAGGCTGTTCTTGTGGAAACACACTATGCAATGGCTCGATAGATTTGTTTTTCACACTCAGTACAATTGCAATGATTAGATACTCTACAAAGCCTACAAGCCCAATTATTCCAAACGCTAATGCCAACTTTTCACAAATATTGAGAATCAATGTCATCTGCATGATTTTTCTCCTACTTTTTTAAATCTGTATTTCTGTTCCACATCAGGATATTTCTCGTGATCAACCTCGCTCAGAAACATCTCGACTGGTCTGGCGTAAATATTGAAATCTCCATACATTGCCTGATAGATTACCAGTTTCTCACTTGTTTCTGTATGAGTTGCAAGATCAATCACTCTGTAAAAATGTCCTTTGAAGTGTTTGTAAATATCATCTTTCTTTGGTAAATCTCTGTTATTCATACATATCTCCTTTCTAAATTGTCTCCCACCATAGATCATGTACTTTCTTATAACCACCTCTGCTTGGCACATCCAATACTCTGCGAACCTTCTTGTTAGACAGCCTCTTATGAAATCTGTAATCATCCCAATTGCTGATATATAATCTTTTATAATAAGGTTTCTTACGAGGTATTTCATAGAATCCACAATAATACTTGTTTACATATTGCACAGGTTCAGGATACCCACCGATATTTTTAAGTCTCGCTAACCTTTGATGATAACTCTTCCTACGATTTCTTTTCTTTAACATTGTCTTGCGATTCTGCTGAAATTTTGTAGGAACATATTGTAAAAAGTCCGTATCCTGTGAACAATCTTTTGATTTTGGCATAATTAGCACACTCCTTTCTATAGTGGGATAAAAGTGGAATTTGAATTATTTATAAATTAACTAATTGCACATATAATCAACCACAAAACTATTGCAATACATGTACTTACTGCCATAATTTCCCAACTTGACACCATTAAATAATCTTGAGCATCATTCCATGTAGTAAACAATGTTTTAATATTTCTTTCACGAATAGCCTCGATTACACTAACTACTCCATAAAGTATCATTTCTATTGCAGAAAATAATGCAATAATCACAGATGCTTGACCCAATATCGTCAATATTCTTACTACGATTTCCATAAAACCACCTCATCTTTCTCCAATGATTTTTGCACATCAATCACTCTTTGATTTGTTGATCCTGCCCACGGATATGACATATCTTTCAATTCGTCCACATACTGTCCATCTACGAGAATATCTATATATGGAAAAATTTCTTTTCTACAATAATTTGCTAGAGGATCACTATTCAAATAATGCAAGTCCAAACCAATGTCTTCTGCTTTATTCCCCGTATATACCCAGATTTTTTTACCTGGTATAAATTCTCTAACAAATCTACATATTGCAGAAACACCTTCAATGTTTTCTTTTGTCAAAGGTTCACCACCAAGAATACTCAATCTTGTATACTGTGGATTAGTTAGTGGACGTAACAATTCCAACACGTCCCACGTTGTCATTTCTTTGCCACCATTAAAATCCCATGTTTCTTTGTTAAAACAATTCTTGCAATGGAAATGACATCCTTGAACGAAGAGGGCTACGCCAAGCCCTTCTCCGTTGCTAATGTCCATTTTTCTTATTGAAGCGTATCTCAAAATTATTCCTCCATACTATGATCATCTACATGAACATATCTACTCTTAATCTCTGCTGTACGTCCTTGATTCCAGAACTGGGTGCCGACGTATCCACATGATCGTCTGGCAACATTCATCGTATCCTGATCTCTGTTACCACAATTTGGACATTCCCAGATTAACTTTCCATCAATATCAAGAATGCTAATTTCTCCATCATAGCCACATTTCTGGCAATAATCACTCTTTGTATTTAATTCAGCATACATGATATGATCATAGATAAATTTCATGATCTCAAGAACAATATCAGTATTCTTTGTCAGATCTGCACACTCTACATAACTAATTGCACCGCCTGGACTTAATTCTTGAAACTTGCTTTCAATATCAAGTTTTGTGAAAGGATCAATCTTTTCAAATACTGGGATATGATATGAATTTGT